ATTTTGTAGTTTTTGCAACTTCAATTTTACCATGTTTGGATCTAATTGACATAGTAGTAGATTGTATATCTGCAGTTAATGTTTCTATGTATGTTTTTAATAAATTAATTCTAGAATCTATAACGTTATTTTTATTGATAGCAGATTCATTCTGTTTAAATGATTCTTGTCGTTCTAAACATGTTTCTAATTCAGATTCGCGAGTTTGCAATTCATTTTCTAAAATTTGAAGTTGTAACTCATTTCTGTCTAATAAGTTTTTTTGTACGTCTAAACTAGTTTGTAATTTAGTTAATCGTTCTTGTTTGGTTACGAATTCTTCTAATTGAGTTAATTCAGATTCTAAATTTGAAATTTTAGTTTCAATATCTGTTAATATTTTTCTATCTGCTTCAATTGTATTCTTGGCTTCGATTGCATTCTGCACAAAAACGTTAGATGTACAGTATTGGCAGTTTGGATCATATTCATGTTCGGAAAGATGATCAATTTTTTCTTGTTTTGCATTTACAACTCCTCGTTGTTTTTTTAATGATTGAGTAGCATCATTTATTTGATTTTGTATTTTACTATATTCTTTAACTTTAACATCAATTAATTTTGAATCATATTCTGCAATTGAAGTTTCAATTGTATCAACTTTATCAACTAAATCATCAATATCAGTTTCCAATTGTGCAATATCAGTTTGTAACGTTTCAATTTTATCCGTTAATGTTTTTTCTTGTTTTTTAAGTGAATCGATATTCGGACCATCATATGTAGTTGGTAATTTTGATTCAATTAACTCTAATATTTCTTGTTGTTTTTTATTTCTAGATTCTTGTAATTCATTTTCCGCTGCATCCAAATCTATAATATCTTGTTGATATTCTGTAATTATAGTCTGTGCATCATTAATAATTGTAGAAAAATCTGTTTTCTTATATTCTTTTAATTTACCAGCAGTTTCTTTTATTTCCTCATTTGCTAATTGATATAATTGTTCAAATACCGTAATATCTAAAAACTGTGATAATAAATCTTTTCTTTCACGTTGTGATTTTTCAATGAAGTTGTTATTATCTGCTTGTAATGAAAATGCAGTTAAAATAAAATCATCATATGTACCTAAATATTTACGAATATTTTTATTTGTTTCACTACGCTCTTCTCCATTTAAGTTTTCTGAATCTGTATAAAATTCTACATTAACTTTAACATGCCCGTTACGATTTTTTACACCTTCGCGTTCAATTGTATATGTAGTACCATTAAGTTCAAAAACAAATTTACCGTAAAATCTAGATTTCTTATTATTTAAAACTTCATGTGCTTTACCTGTTTTACTACATTTATCAAATATTGTATATGTAATTGCATCTAGTAATGATGATTTACCACTCGTATTTGCAGCAAATAATCCGCATACATCTTTTAAATTAGTAAAATCAATTTTATTATTTTCACCATATGAAAACATGTTATCAAATTCAAATGACACCGGATGCCATGTCATATGCCTAACAGATTCAACTGCTGGTAATTTAGAATTAACTGTTCTATTAATATGTCGTATTGCATCCATTTCTTCAGTCGTTGCTTGAGGAAATGTAATTGCAATATAATCAGATAACAATGTGTTTTGATATTCTACATCTCGAACATTACCAATACTAATCGATGATGTTGTATTAGTTGATATACTCTGTGCATTTCGTTGGATTGTAATATCTTGAACATCGTATCGGTTACGTAAGTTTGCAATTAACTTTTTCATGTCAGCAGCTGACGTATCTTTAAATTTAATTCGAATTCTCGGTTTTTGTGGCATACGAGTTGGAGTATTAACTATTGTAGTATCTTCAACTTCTATAGTTACATAACCATATTCATTTTCAATTTCTACAAATTCAGCTGAACTAGTTTTTATATCCCAAACCAACATTCCGTGTATCAAAGCTTCGCCATGATTTTGTTGTATTAAAGAACCTGGATATGCAATAGTTTTTTCATCATTTAAAAACTGAGCTGGTTTGTGTATATCGCCTAACAATGTAATGTCATGTCCTTTAAATAATTCGGTAGTTACATTTTCATTTGTTATTTGATATCCGATGTCTGTTTTTGCTGTATTAACTGCTCCGTGATGTAATGCAATTTTATATAGTGCATTAAACTGATCTGCGGTAATGTATTCCGACGGAGCTACATCAACTGCCATATGATTAAATATAACGCCACCTAGTTCAAATAAACCATTTTCTTTTATAAAAATAATATTAGGATTCTGTATTACATCTAATATCGGACTAATTGCGTCGATTCGGTGCATATTATTTAAATTCATGTCATGGTTACCTAATATAACAACAGTAGGTATCGTAAATCCATTAAAGAATTCAATTAATATTTGCACTAACTCCGGAGACATATCTAATTTGCTATGAACAATATCACCGGTTAAAACTACGATAGTTCCCGGAGTTGATAATCTTGCAATTTCATTGTGCATTGTATTAAATACAGCTCGATATTCTTTATGTCGTTTTAATGTACGAATATGTATATCACTGATGTGAATAATTTTTTCAAGTTGATTAATATAAGTGTCTATATGTTTTATATCCATAACATACCCATTTTTATTTGCATTAACCGTTCAAAAGTTAATACATCAGTATTATTAATAATTTCGTTTATTTTTTTAAATCCTAATTCAGAAGCGTCTTGGTTTCGCAATTCAATTAAATGTACATTTAATCCTTCACCCATAAATTTCTCAGCAATACCTAACGCATTTTTTATCGCATCTGCATCTAAACATATGTATATATCCGTAACGCGTTTCTCAATAATTTTTTTCTGTAGTGCGGGTTGAATTATTTTACCGAATAGTGGTATTGAATTTCGTTTAACTGCAATTGCATCGAAAGCACCTTCACAAAGAATAATTGGCTGTGACCAATTAATTAACATATCAAAACCAATTATATCCTTTGAAACATCAGGATTTTTATGTTTTTGTGTATCTGATTTATAAAATGCTCTGGATACAAAATAATTTAATTGACCATCGGCATCATAACTAGGTATTATTATCTTCCCAGAATATTTACCAGTTTCGCAATAACCTATTCTATATTTTAAAATATCAAATACTGTAATACCTCTATTTTTTAAATAATGTATAGCATTTCGATAATCAGGAGATTTCTTTGGTTTCCATAACGGAATATATTCTACAGGAAGTTGTAATATTGTTTGTTTTACCGTTTCGTTAGTTAAAATGGTTTTATATTTTGATTGATCAATTATTTTAATTAATTGCTCGAAATATTGTTTTGGTAAATTCAATTGTTTGAATAATGAAGATATCGATCTTCCTTTTTTGTCAGATATCCAACAGTGCCATGGATTTTCACCGTTATGGTTTGTGTGTATATCTATTTCTAATTTTGGTTTATGGTGTGATTGGAATGGAGAAAAAAAAGCAATATTATTTCCGGATGTAGGTTTTCCTTTACCTAATACTGATTCTAATAATTGTAATAGTTTTAAGTTCTTCATTAATATTATAATAATAAATTTACTGTACTATTCCAATTAGTTATTATTAAATTAATTAAATTAATAATATGTTAGACACAAATTGTCATTCGGTCTAACGATCGATTCAATACTGAATCAATCTATTAATTAAATACAAATATTCAATTAATGAATGTATATAAAATATTTTTCACAAATCAAACCATTTAATTAAAAAAGTTACGTGTTACCTTCGGTTGCTCGCCTGACTTTATACATTCAGATAACCATTCGACAGGAATATCTTTTTTTGCAACATATTTTATGCCTAATTTGTTTGCATATGATTCGTATGTAGTCGTAGAAGCTTTTGAAATTTTTTGGTTAGGATTTTGGAATACCATTCGAATATCAATACCAGGATTTGAAATTAAAACATGTTTCATTTTTAAACGATCAACAGAAGTCCATCGTCCTTTAGTTTCTATAAACATGAATTCTCCAGTTTTTTTAGTAAACACAAAATCCGGCGTATATTTTGCTTTACGCTCTGGTACTACATAATGTATAGTTTCTGTCTCGTATTTCAAATCATATTCGGTAGATTCTATTTGTTTCGAAACCGTATGTTCTAACCCAGATTTATAACCGTATTTATAAGCTTCGCTGCGAGTTTTACTTCCCGCAGAATGCCAATGATTTTTTGCCATAACATTTTATCCTTTTAAATCTAAATCAACTCGAACTAATATATTTAAATCTACATCAGATCGTTTTTTAATAGGCTGTCCTAACTTGCCTATCATTAATAAATTACCGCTATTATCATATAAACCTATAGTTGTAATATATGGTAAGAAACTATTATCTTGTTTAATATCTGTAATCATCGATTTGGTCGATGGGTTGACTAAAGAATTATTAGTACTAACGTTAAATTCATTACCACGAATTCGAATTAACGCAGAATATTCATATCTAGTTACCGTACTTTTATATGTAACAGTATATGGAGTTTGTGTAATATTCTGATATATAGGATTTGCACTAGTTATAACAGCTATTCCATGTTTATCAAAAACATTACCTACTATATTTGTTTGTAATAATGTACCTGCTTGCGTATTATCATTTAAATAACCACATTCGGTAGTAGTTAATGATTTATTATATAAACGAAATTCGTCTAACTTACCTATATAATTATAATTTACAGCATTTAAATCAGGAAACCCGCCTATATATAGATCGCCCGGATTGTTTATCGATGAAACTCCTGGGGACAGAAGTGATGCTGATAATTGCGTAAACATCTTCGAAGCTTCGAGTGACCCATTAATTAATATCTGTAAATAACTACCGGACTTTTGGCATACTACATGATTCCAGCTTGATGTAACTGATGTTGATGATGTAACAAACATTTTTATTTGTGATGTAGCTACTCGAGTACCTGGCTTTGCGGCATTTGACGAGTATACATAAAATCCAACCTGGCCGTTTGATTCAACTGTTACATGAAATGGTATTGCAGATCCGTGTTTACAGACAGCTGTGCGTTGACTGTTTGTATCTGATGCAGATATAAATAATGATATTGCATAATTATCTGATTTATTATACGAGCCCATATATGAACCATCTCGTACAGTAAAACTTCCCGTTCCAGTAAAATTTGCAGCATATCCGATCGGCGAGTATACTGTGTTTAGTACGCCTGGTACAAATGTTAAACTATTATTTATACTTCCTGTTATGTATCGATCTGTTAATTTTTTTTCATCGAATTCTAAATCAGTATCATATGATAATATCGAAGTATCATAATATCGATTAAATCCTTCATATAACATTGTATTACTAATAATATTATCCGTATTTATTTGTATATCATATATATCGCCATATGAATTACTACGTAAATCGTAATTTAATGATCCAGACGTAGATTGTAATCTAAATGATTTCTTTTTAATACCATTACCTACTTTAATTCTAGGAAATGAAAATATTGACGCAGATTGAAATAATATTCTAGTACCTAACGAGCTATATGTTCCTAAACTACCATAAAGTCTAGAATCTTTATAAAATGAATGATATATCGATAAAAAATATAATGAGCTACTCGGAGTTAACCATTTTCCATTAACTAATATTGGGTATTTCGAATTTGGTACAAAATTAGATTCGATGACACTATGAGAACTGCTACCAGATTCCATTACCCAATTCTTATAAGCTTTGAATTCAAAACTATTAATATCAGTTGGTTGTAAATTTTTTGTAATTGTTATAGATGTAGGCATAATAGTATAGTAAAAATCCTGCTATATTTTATTATAAATATAACAGGATATAAAACTAAGAGTTTTTTAATTTATTAAAAATCTAATTTAACACGTATAGTAGTTTCTCTAGTTCTAGATTTTAATATCGGCTTACTTAATTTAGCAACAGCTACTAATTCATTTTTTGCGGTATATAAACCAACTGTTGTAATATAAACTTTAGGCTCTGTCCAAAATGATGGTTCTACAATTGTATTTTTAGATCCAGATGCATATGTTGGATTTGTCGTGTGATTATATTGATTATTCAAAACTCTAATAAAATAAGATGTACTACTAATAGTTTCTTTATTTACTGCAGTAAACGAGTTACCCAATGCTCCGGACCCAGATATAGATCTCCACAATGCAAAATGATTATTTGCTTCAGAATTAGATCCTGTTTTTGAAAAATTCTGACCGCCTAATTTTTGATCTAATTTCAGTCCATTTAATACAACTAATCCATATTCTGGATATACTAATCCGTAATAATCCGGACTTGTTGAATTATAAACTCCGTTTGTAATAGAACCCGAAACTAAATTAAAAACTCGATTAACAAATCCTGTCGTTGCTGAAGTCGATGTTATACTAGAATCATCGATTAATGTAATATTAGTACTACCTAATGTATATGCAGACCCGGTTGCATTTGTTGGTCTTGAAGAAATACTAGTTAATGGAATCTCAAATGCCCCAACGGATAGTGCTTCACGCATTCTAGCTCTAGAAAAATTTATAACATATATCGAATTGGTATTAGCATTCTCCATGCTAAATGTAGTATCACCTGGGTTTAGTAATAATCTAGCATATTGAGAATAAACAGCTCGAGATGGCGAATCATTCAATGTTCCTAATGCAGATGAACCACTGCCGCCTTGATGTCCGTATGCTATGGAATATTGAACTTCTGCTAGATCGGCACTAGGATCATCTTGCAAAATATCAACATAATATCTTCGTTGAGAATCAGATTGCGTAGATGAAGTATAATGCATAGATAACGTTCCCAAATCGCCAGTCCACATACCATACGTAACAATTTCATTACTAACTGTAGCTACATTTCCTGATGTCTGATTTAAATCAGTATATACTCGTACAGATGGAGTAAGTGATTGTCCTAATTTAGGAAGATTTCTTAAAGATTGGATGCTATTAATATTATATTTTTTCATATTTAATTAAGTTGTTTTTATCGTAAATGGAATTATTACATAATTACCAGTCTCATTACCAATAATCGTTATACTACCAGTTTTAGTCTTAGTTCCTTGTGTATTTGCAACTTTTGCTTTAAATGTAAACTCTAACCCAACTACTGTTTGCGTTTTGTTTTCAGACGCATCGCCCATAAAATCCGGATCTAATTCCGCAGTTGCATCTGATGATAACTTTGTAGTAACTGCTAAAATACCCAATGTTGCATCTGATAATATAGCAGTATACCCCAACGTAGTATTTAATTGTACATTAGTCTGTTCAGTACCATCTTGTGTATAATACGAAATAGATGGTTTTATTGAATATCCGGTACTGTTAGAAGTAATTGGTTTTTGGGCTGATGTTGAACTCAATGATGTAACTACATCAATAATTGGAATTCCAACAATATTACCGGTATCTCCAGTTGCTTTTGTTATAGTAATCAATTTAGAACGCATATGTTGAGATTCGTCAGGTACAGCTTCTACTAACGGCATATTTTCGATAACAATACCATAATAATTACTACCTAATGGATGTTTTGGGTTCCATAATGTATAATCAATTTCATCATCACTTAATGCAAATTTAGTAATACTTAATTGACCCCCTTTTGCTAGTATTTCTCGACCTTTTTTAGTTAATATTGCATCAACTGTAACTGTGTTATTGTCTAGATATCCCATATTATTTTATATCCTTTTTTTAATAAATATATCTATATATATTTTTTATTGAATTTTAAAAAATTATCATTAAACATTAAATTGATTACCAGAAACATCGTTAACTTCAACCGGTGATACGCCATCTGCATTAACTTGATTAACTCCATTGCTACGTAATTTTGAGCCAATATATCTAGATTGATTAAATCCTGATGTTCTAAACAATTTCACAACCGAACTAGGTTCGATAAACGGTAATATTGGTTCAAATGCCCAATCTGGGACAGGATCATTTGATTTTTTATATGCATAATCTGAACCTTTATATTTTATTGCTTGTGTCAATGTAGATATAACCGTAGTCTGTTCATCAATTGATGTATTAAAATTAATTATTCTAGCTAGCTGTGTGTTATTTTGAATGTTATCCGAAGTTAAATTTTTAATTAAATTTAATTTATTTTGTTGTATCGGCACTGCATTAAATACTGATACTGGTACAACTGAATCTTTTATTGTTAATGTGTCGTCAACTGAAATAATTTCTGCAGATTTACCTATATCCTTTAATTCAACTGCTCGCAATATTGCCGCATTGGTATCAATAGTAGAATCGATTGCAGTAACATCTTCTAATACCGTATCTTTGCTTCGTTCTAATAAAGTAGGATGTAATAATACTCCAGTAATTTTTTCAGCTCGGGCAGGTAATAATTGTTCTAGTTGTTGAAAAAATGATAAATCAAACCAAGAAAATAATTTTATAAATTCATTGATGTCAGTACGACTATTATATTGTTTCCAAAAATCATATGATTTCTTTTTTAATTTAGGATATGATCTTTTCTCCGTCGGGCCCGGATCTCCAACATAATCATTTAAATCAATATATCCAAAATAATTCATGATATCCTCATCAATCATAGTTTGTGGAGAAAAATATACACCTAAACGTTTACTATCAATTGCAGTGTCATCATATTCTCCAATTGATTTTAAAACAGTTGCATCTAATGTTGAATCTGGTAATGTAGAACTTTCAACACGAACTTTGTTGTCGTCATATACAGATCCACCCAATGATACCGATTGATTATAGTGAGTTTCTTCAATTAAATCATATGGTGTATTTGTAGACCAATTTGCAAATGAAGCAGATGATCCAATCTTCAATAATTGTATTCCCAATGAACCACTAATTACCGAATGATCTATTTTTTCAGTTAATGGTAATCTAAATATTAATTCACTATTAGCATCTGTATTACCATTATATGCTTTTGGTGCATTAACATGATCATTGAAAACTTCATTAGAAAGAGATGATGTCCAAAAACGAAGTTCTTGAAGCTGTCCTTGCAATCTAGAACCAGATGTATTAACTCCAATATTTAATGTACCTGAATTTCCAAATGATGCAGTTGCAGATGCGGATACTGATGATACAATTTTTCCAAATTTAGATTTTTTTGCAACGATTTCTAATTTGTTATCAACTGTTCTTAACAATGTACTTATCCACCCACCGTCGAATAATTCAATTTGACCCGAACCAGTTCCATTTATCTGTATATTTCCTAGGTTTCCACTTTCATATTCTAATGTTACTACATTACTTCCTATAGTATATAGTGTCATCGTAGTCGGTAATAATGGATTACTATATACATCATCAGTTTTCATTCTCAACTCAACTGATTGTATAGGTTGCTTATAATTTACTTGTAAACTACCGGATACATTATTTATTAAATCTAATGCATAATGTGATACCGGACGTTCATATACTGGTATTCGCCCATCGGCTCTAGGACCACCATATTCATTAATTGATATGATAGATTTAGGAATACCATAACACGACATTAATGCATGTATACTACGTTTAGTACCTTTTGTTTTTAATAGTAATGGTAAATTATTAACAATTCGACGCCATGTAGCATATGTTAAATCTTTGCTACTAACCGATTCATTCAATATACTATTCGAACCTGTTACAGCAGTTCCTGTTTCATTTATTCCAAATACATATTTCCATAAATCATCAGTTTGTCTACCATCAACTAAATTCCATCCGAACTGTTTAGCCACGGAATATAATAATTCGTTTGGCATACCGCTTCTAGGATTTTCATCTCGTTTATGTATACTAGACATATGTTTTATGTACGTGTATAATATATCAAAATGTTGTCCTAACATATCAGCAAACAATTGTACATTTTCTACATCATTGCCATCACGTACATGTAATGGAATCATGTTTCTTAAAGAATTAATGTTTTTTTGATCATATAGTGATGCCGTAGCATACAAGGAATTATACCAAGTAATAAACTGAGAACTAGTAACACTTAGCAATGTGTTTGATACATGGGGAGCCGTAGTTATATAACTACCAGTAATGTCAGGTACCGTCGCAAATTCTAACGGTATATCATGCGTAGATAATTTAACTGAACTACTAACATTATACAGATATCTTTCAAATGAATCATACCCGCCAATTAAATTGTCAATTTTTGTTTGTATGTCTAATGCATTTGTTGTAGCTACTGTAGTATTATTAACTAATGCCACCGATGCACTCTGTGCTGTATACTGTTCTAATAAATTTAATTTATATCTAAAATTTTCAACACGTTCGGCAGCTGAACTATAAAATACAAAATTATTAAAATCTGAAAAATCTATATTTAACTGCATTCCGCTTAGGCTACCTGAAAAATATGAATCGATCAGCTGTTGTGATGTTGTAGGCGATGTACTTAACAAATCAGACCATGACTTATAATCAGTATTTGAATTGCTGTTTTGTATTGTTATAGCCTCAAAGTTTGGAGTTGAAAAATCAATATATGTCTTAACAATGACATCTGGCAATAAATTAACATGATCTATATATGAAGGTTTTATTTCTTCAACTATCCAACATTTATAATCAAGTAAAATATTTTCTGGTAATGGATCTAATAATTTAACATATAAAAAATTATTAACTACAACACTATTAACAAAAACAAATGTTTGATTGCGACTGAAATTTAATATATATGATTTATATAATTTATCAGGATCATTAGATTCTATAACAGTTTGTTTAACTGTGTTAGCAAAATTAATTAACTGTTGTTTACTTGTTTGATTAATAGATTCATTTGTAAATGAAATTAATTTCAATTTAATTTCAGTACGATCTGGAGAAATTTCATCTATTACTAAATATTGTTGCTTATATGATCCAATTAAATTGTTAAAAAAATTAAAAAGAATAGTATAATTACCAGATGATAATTGTAAGTCTTTAAATAAATTTAGCGTATTTACCGTAAAATAATCTAAATTATTTATTGTACTATTAGTTGGTAAATAATGTTGACCCGAAATTAACTCATGAATACCAGTAATCCAAGATTTTCCGGAATAAACATGAAATTCTTTAATAAAATCTGATGATAATTTTAATGAATCTACAGAAGCTTCATATCGTAAAGAAGTTAATGAATTTTTAATATCGGGCAAACGATCAGCACTAATGCCTTTTTTTGCATTTAATATTTCATTGATGTTTTTATACTGCGTTAGCATTAAATAATACTTCTAAATTTAATTTTATTATTGCGCGTTTAGATATTTATATTTTAAATTATTTATCGATGCATAGTAATCTGAAAACATAATCATATTATAATATTTTGGAGTCCATGAACTATATGTATCGTTTAATATACTATATTGCGAAGGTTGTAACGATCCACGTGGATTAGCTGTTAATTTATCATTATTTAAACTGATAGTTCTAGGTATAAACTTATTATTAATATAATTACCAATTGGTAGTTCATTTGGTGCATTTTTGGAAGTATCAGCTGATATTAGTAATTGCGTGTTTTCTGATACAGATAATAAACCAGTATATTGATCTGGTATATTAGGTTGCGGTAACCAATCTTTTGCTAGCTCAGAATCATTATTTAGCCCATATAATGGATATGATCCATAATAATATGGATTATCATTCATTATGTTCGGAACGTCGAATTTAAATTTATTAATATTGCTTGGTGAAACATCACGAGTTGAGTCAACCACAGGACATTTAACTACAGAAATTTGCCAATCGACACTTGTTATATCACAAGGCCTTGTTGCTGCTGCATGCAATGTAAATGGCAGTGTTTTATTCTTGATATTTGATTGTTTAATACTATACATTAATGCCGGTGGTACTATATATTCAAATTGTAATGTTTTTTCTTCGTCATTTATTGAGTTAAAATCTGATAAATCAGTGAAAAATTGTGGGTTTAGATCTCCTGTCTGCATATTATCACTGAAATCTCGAATAATACTAGCAAGTATTGGCATATTATAAGTCGTCGAGTCACCACGCTTTAATTTGAAATACTCAATAATTCTATCTTTATTAGTACTATTTCCACTATTATCGCTAGTATCTACATATCCTGGATAAAACATATTACCATAATGTTCACAACCCTTTAAATCTATTTGTTTCTTATCGCTAATTATATTGTTGTCGACTATAAACTTAGAAAAGTTATTAAAACGGCGTCTCAATTCCGTGGCAACTAAATTATTATAACGTGCTACAAACTGTTTAGTAACCGATAATAACTGATCGGTATTAATATTACGCGCGCTATCACCTATTTTTATATTTCCGACTAAACGATTACCGATGCCGGCACGTATTATTTTTTTTAATTCGTCATCTTTTAAGTTCGGATTCTTTTTTCTAGTATCATTATTGGCCCAATCCGATACCCCATCTGCTAATGCTCCTGTATAATCATAATCATTCTTATATGCTTTTTTTAAATAATTAGCTAACTCATGTTGGTGATTATTTAATGCAACACCGAAACCTAAGTTATAAGCCTGGTTTTTATTAACATAGCGAACGCGACCAATTTCGTCGATATCGAAAACTCGACTCATTTCACTTTTATATAGATTATATGCCTTTGTAGAATTGGTACCCCATAAATCTTTGTCGGGGTCGCCGCCCTTATAATGGTCCCAGATACCACGACCAAACCAGTTGTTGTAATTTTCTTCTGTTTCTTTCCGACCTATTACATATCGTTCCAACATACCAAAATGCATTTTGGTATAATAAAAATATAATTCTGGATCTGAATAAACTTCTTTTTCAATATCATCGATTATATTTTTATATAAAATATATTGAGCATCGGGGCGAGATCCACCTAGTTGTCTTTGATATGAGTCTTTATCTGGTTTTTTATCAATTAATGCAAATGACAACATCGGTGATATATAATTATTTGTAGATTGTTTTGCCCCAAATACAGACGTTTGTGCTGTATCTAAACTTAAGCGTAATAAAAATGCCGATGTATTAATAGTTGGGGAAGTTGTAGTATTTTGATAAAACTCACTCGAGTTTGGAACAGATTTATCTGCTGTTGGTTTATATTTAACAGAAACTTTAAATTTAATCGTATTAATTTCATCTTTAACCGTTAACAACCCATTTAGTGAATCTAAATATGATAACAATGATTCATTGATAGTATACGTAGACCCATCTTCTTGTTCAGCATTTTGTTCGTTTACTAATTTTGTAATTTTTGTATATGTAAAGTCATTTGCATCGTTTGCATCGTCGAGACTTCTATTAAATCCTTTATCAATTACTCGTACGGTGATTGATTGTCCACTTGCTAATTTAAGTTTACGATCAATTATATTTGGTAATGCGCTACTAAAATCGATTAAATTAACATCAAAATTTACCGGTTTAATAGATCTAGTACCCAATGGGACAACTGGAAATTTGAAGTATGCGAACCTAGTATTAACTGCATTAATAAACTGTTCTAAACTAAATTTAGGAACAATTGGAGCTATATTTAATGTAGATTTTTTTGGATCTGAATCTTTTAAATTAAATTCAATATTGCCAGCAGTATTTCTAATATTGCTGTCATTATCATTATTTAATCCTTTTAAATTATTATTATTACTCATATTATCTAACTACTTTAAAATATATTTGATCTGTAATATATTGTTCCTCAAATCCGTTAACTATTTTTAATTCTAAACGATAATAACGTTCTGGCATAAAACCGTTAAAATCCATATGAATATAATTGCTAGTTGAATCACAACTTAATTTAGTATAAATATTATCATACGGAATTATCGTTTCATCTGTAGCAGCATCTAAAACCGTATAATATGTAGTACTAGGTAAATATTTAACTGTTTGTTGTGGAAATAAATTGGTAGGAGATTTTTGCGGATATTTATCGCGAGCAAATATACGAATTTTAGCAATTTCTGTGTCTTTATACGTTGGTTTAATGCGAGTATATACAATAAATGACTCTGTATTAGCTGAGGTTAAAGATCCTGTTGTAAAAGTGCTGTTATCCCAATACATAGTTAGTCTAGGAACATATATTGTATTGGTTTCTTTTGAAAAATATTGTATATATCCACTAACTGATTGATCTAATTCATTTTCATCAGAAAATTGTAATAAAAATCCATAATTAGGTATTGATGCCCCACCACTACCGCTTAACCACAATTTAACCGCAGCAGTTACATCCATATTAATATCGGTTGGTTGATATGAAAACGATTGAGATGTTATCAACCCTGATGTTGATGCCCCTGACGCAGATTGAAACATCCATGATCCTCCTTTACCTGAGCCTGATATATACAATGTACTACTAGAAATTTGTACATTCTGACTGCTAGATATCCAGTAACTTCCGGTGGTAGGTCCGTTCCACGATACTCCATCTACTGTTAATGCAGAATCCATACCCGTACCATTTATCCAGTCTTGTGCTAATATTTTTGCAACAATATCATATTCAGCTGGTAAGTATTTTGCATCTGACGTATATAGTTGTAATACAAATCTACAATCATTAACTGTTTTATTGTATTTTGATAATGAAGCCGAAATTTCAGTTTGATCAAATTTAATTACGGATCTAGATTTTAATAAATTACTACCCGATGTATTTAAACGCTTTCCAATTTCAAGTGTCTCATTTAACCCCATGTTAATATGTATAGCAGACTCATGTATCGTAGCATCTTTTTCAGCATAAAATATCTTAAACATATAATTCCTTTTAATAATTTTCTACTTTACCTCGTATATCTTGATTTGGATATTTTATTTCAAATATACTAGGATCCAATGCTGGAAATAAAACTTTGTTTTTAGTAGCAGCCTGTAAATCATATTTATTACCAGAATATCCTAAATCTACATCATATAAATTTTTAATATCAATACTACGAACTGACTGTACGCCTTTGATATTAGCAATTGTAGTATAAATATCAGATTCCAATATTGGCTGATTGATTTGCCAACGTTCTATATCAAAGAATTGTTTTAATGCTTCGGTACATTTCAATAAAACTTCATTGCTGTTAAAATTTGGTAATACCGCTATCGTATAATCAATACCTAAATTAATAACATATGCATCTTTTATATTAACAGCATCAGTTAATATTCTATAATGATTTAAATAAGTTTTTAAATTTTCTTGTATTGCACTATTTGCTGTTACTAATTGTTTTTGATTATTATAACATAACACATACATGTTTAATGCTAACGGATTTCCAGTTTTTTGTTGTTGTGCAGGTTGGTTATCTGGAACTATATATGCTTTTGATATACTGCCGTATTTAGCTGGCATAGCATATGCTCGAATAACATAATCTTCTAACGTAACTGCACGTAATTGAGTTGAAAAACTAGCTAACGCATTTAATTTTATTGATTCGATTGACTCGGCTGATCTGGCTCCGATAGCTGGTAATTCATTTGTTACCGAAACTGTATTTTTTATAAAATTTAACGTATTAGCATTACCAGGAAAATTAATATTATCAAAATATTGTATATCATCAATTTCAGTTAATGATTCTGATACTACATTATCGTCGATGCCATTACCTAACGTATATGTTATAGTTAATGTAGTATTGCTAGGCGCTTGTCCGTATACATTTGTATATAAAAAATTAGCAGGGTCTATATCGATATCTGCAGATTTCCTTAAATCTAATAATCCGTTTCCTACATTAATTGGACTAGGAATTAATTCTACGTCATTACTATTAGATACCCCAGATCCGAACTGCATTTCAATCAACCCGTCATTTCTACGTTTAGTAACAAACCGTTTAGGCACGTATTTCATTTTTAATAAGTAAGGAGCTGTACTAGAATATGGAGCAGAATTGGGGTCAGTTAATGTAGTGTTAGGTACATCATAAAATATAGTATCTTGTGCTAAATATGGAACTTCATACCAGGTATTGTCTGCAGAATCAGATACGCTAACAATATCTATTATTCCAGTACTAGGTAATACAATTTTATCATATGGTACGGCATCTTGAAATGTAAATGTTGTAGTTTTGATTTGACCACTAACAGCACGAACTTTCTTTGATAATAAATAATAAGTAGGATTATTAGTTGCAGGATTAACTTCATATATTGTAACCTGTCTAGGGGAAACTGTAGAATCTAAATTAAAATCAATCAAATCTAATGTTCGAAATACAACCGGACCACTTTTTTGTTTTATTCTAAATCCGGGTTTAATTGATAATACATACGTGTAATCTGGAACATAATTACTACCATTTAATTTTGCAGGTACTAATTGATATACTGTTAAATCTACATATGCTGGTTTTACATCTGATGGTGTATAACCTAATGCATGCGCCAAATCAAATATATTAGCTCGTTCAGTTGCATGATCTAATAATGATTCTTTTAAATTCGTATCCGCATAAAATGATAATACATCTCCAACATATGCAGACATTTCTAGAAACAATGTACCTGGATCAGCTTCATTAAAATCGGTATATACAGTTGGAAAATATTGTTTAGTAAAATCTATCAAGTTCTTACGAAACTGATTAAAATCTTTACCTAAATATGATATATCTTTTTTTACTCCCATTATAATCCTATGTTTCTATATTTATGATACCGTTAACGTGCTATTATTAACTAAAATACTAATTGATTGCGGATCAAATTCACTCACTGAAAATGTTAATACTACGCGAACGGTATGTTCTAATGTAGGATCATCTTCATTTGTTTTAATATCGATAGCATCAAATTTAATATATGGTAACCATATATTAGTAGCAGTAGATATGATATCAATTATATCTTCTTTTAGTTCATTAACATTTGGTTGAAATATTACACTTAATAAATCACACCCAAAATTTGGCAACATGTATCGTTCGCCAATTTGCGTTAACAATAAAAATTTTAAATTTTCTTTTGCTTGTTTAGATAAATCATATAATGTAGGAAATAATTTAGAATCTGATGTTAAACTAATACCTAAACCAACTTCAGATTTAGCTCGGGTATTGTTTACTGATTCAAATATAAATCCCATTATACTCCTTTCTTAGCATTAATTGCTTTCATCAATGCTGAATAATCTCGAGTTAATACTTGTTGTACCTCAGGAGCTACATTATATATCTTACCAGTTTCTGGATCTTCCATTACCACTGGTGCAATAATATCAGATTTTGTATTATTTCGCATCATACCAAAATTTTTAGCATCAGCTGACGTAAATGATAATGTATCATATGATTCATTCATCATCTCAGCATACGATTCAATTGGCATTGTTTTATCTTCAAGAGCATCGGTTTGATTTAATACAGAAGCCCATTTATTATCGTTAAATTGTACTTTTGGTTTTCTACTAGATTCAGTACGTATAACTTTTTTTGGATCTGTCTTAATGCGTTTCGGCGCTGACATTTCATTAATTGTAGATTGTAAACCTTCGCGAAGAATTTCGGTTAATTCTTCTTTTATAACTTCTCGTACTGCTACTTTTAGTGCTTTTACTAATGTTTTAGTATCCATAATATTCTTTTTATATAAATATTAAGCTAGCAAAAACATTAATAAATAGTAATAATAATTAGTTTTTAAGTTAATTCCAAGAATTTAATTGTAATTTAGGACCATATACGATATTAGTATCTAAGTCTATATAGTAATCGCCAATTTTACCTTGATCATCATTTGGAATTCCATTACCCTTAAAGATTTTAGCTGGTGCTTCTAATATAGATTCTGCTAATTTTTTTGAAATTTCAATCGAATCTGTAATTGAATCGTCGATAGTTTGTATCTGTTCAGAATATTCCTGTATTACAGCTGCCCGATCAATTAAATCCGATTCAGAAACATTAGCATCGTTATAAAAATCAGAATCTAATTTTGAGTTCCAGTCATTCAATGAATCTTTAACTATCGAATCAGCCGGATCATTTACTTTCGTTACTATTTCAGATTCTGGATTTTTATTAGTTTCATTCAATATTAATTCATCTACCGACAATTGGTCTATATCCCCGCTACAAGCTAAACTAACAGTTTGCATCGATTGTAACAAAGCTGGTACTATGGTAGCCATTTTACTTATAGCATCTGTTGGTATCGATGTCATTGATTGCAAACTCTGAACTGTATTAACTAATATAGCATCTTGCAATAATAAAGCTTGTTGTTGTACGATCGCACCGGCAGTTTGTGGGTTTAATAACGCAGCTGCATATAACGCGTTTCTAGCAATAGCTGCTGTATCATATAGTTTTTTTATGTTATCAACAGTACTTTGAATTCCTGATAATCCTGATTGTACTGCATTTAATTGTGATTGTATTTTTGATATCTGTATCTTAACACGTTGAATTCTAGGATCATCACAATTACAATCTTTCGGTAACTTAGTTACAGATTTAATAAATCTAGTAGAATCAGATACTAATGCATCAATTGAAATATCCACATTCTGTTTAACTTTAGAAATAACATCTGCAGGAAGTTTAGGTACTCGGTCAAATGGTGGTAATATTGAACTCATATTAATATGTATTTTTTTTAATGAAATATTTTGAACTTAATAATGTTTGTAGCTTTTTTTGAGCTTTATTTGCATTTGTATAATCTGTATATCCACCTAGACTGCTACCAGCTATTATTGGTGCTTGTAATTGGTTTATAATATACTGCAATGTTTGTAATAAAACATTACCATGAACTAATGATTCATCAGCTTCATCATTACCAATTCTAACTTCTCCATCTGTATTTAAAACAATACCAATTGGTGAGTCTAAAATCACAACATCTGTATTTGCCTTTAAAATAATACGATCAGCAATACCAATAAACTGTGACTTTGAAAATGCAGATTCACCTGGCTGAAAAACAGAAAGTGAATTGCTTAACACTAAATTTGTTATTCGTTGATTAGTAGTTAAATATAGTGCCGAAGAATCGGTTTTTACATTTTCGATTCGAAATTTAGTTTGATCTCGATGTTTAACATCATTAGATAATATAATAATTGGATCTGTTTGTGTATCACCGACCCATAACGGGTTTGTTGAATATTTATTATCTGGTTTTGATGTACTACCTAAACGTATAGAATTACCCCATCTACCTTCGATTAAAATATCACCAGCATATGGTTGTAAAGATGAAACATTTGATGATACATATTCTGAATCTGGCTGAAATGTTGTATCAATTGTATTTATCGGTAGTATATTATTATTAACAGCTGTTTGAACCGATAATACAGTTAAATAATACCATTGTGGCGTTTTATTATAATATGATGAGTTTTGTTCATATCCCCTAAATACCAATACTTGTTCACCTTTAATCGGTATTTGTTTAATGTTATTATTAGCAGGTTTAAGATTTTTTAATGTTATTCTATTACTGTTTTTTATAATGTATACATCAATAAGGTACCCAGTATTATTTGTAAGCGAATCTTGTTTATATGTATCCGCATAATTAAAGACTTCACCGATATAAAATTGAAAATTTTCATTTAAATTATCATTCATTCGATTCCTTCATTAACTTCTGTTTTGCATTATCAATTGTTTGTTGCAAAATTTTAGTATCAGACTGTATGTCTTCTAATTCGTCTTCTAATTCTGATGATAATGTAGATTCTGCAACTTTCAGTAAGTGTTGTTTTTCTTCATCACTTAATAAACTGTCTGCGCCAGTTATAGTTTGTTTAGTTGAGATATAACGTTGAACAATAGCAGTTAATTTAACGAGATGATCGTCATTCTTAACTGCTACGTCTAAATATTCTTTTATGAGAGGTACAATAATTGTTGCATCAGATGCATTTTTTATGAGAGGTTGCAACTGATTAATCAATTGACTAATTTGTCTATCTTTCTTTTTAGAATTATGATAAACATCGGACATTAAATCTGCAAAACTTGTTCCTTTAAATAACTCATCATTTTTATCCATTTATCAACCCTTTAATATAAATATCAAAAGGGAAGATTTATGAAATTTGTTTGTTCGTATTTTTTAAAATTATCGGCATATATTTGTTGTAATACTTTAACAACCCGAGTGATTACATTAGTTTGTGAAATATCTAAATTAGTTCGTTCCCGAATTAAAATATACAAACGTTTTTTATTAAAATCTTCAATTAATTCTCGATTTTCGAATACATGTAATATTGAATCAGCAACATGTATATCAACTGGATTATTAAATATATAATTTAAATTATTATAACAATAAGTAACATATGCATTCATAAAATATTGCAATGTTTCTCGCATTTCATCATTATGAATTTCTGTAATTACATTTCGCTGTTCATCAATATCTAATTCATCAGAATCTGATTTTAATTTTTTATACGATCTAGCATTTTCTCCAATTAAATAATTATAAGAAGTTCTTGTATAATACGAATATGCTTTACCAGCATCTGGTTTAAATTTATTTAATCGTTCAGTTAAATGTGTCACTAAATCAGTTTGTAAATCTTCAAACGCTGAATCAATATACGTAGGTTTAACTGTATTAATTAAATTTTCTGCCATTTTCATAAAGGCAGGATATATAAATCTACGATAAATTCTTTCTCGTTTAACTGAGTTTTCAGGTATGCTATTATATGCTATAATAGCTATTTCGGTTATTTTTGTAAAATATACATTACTTTTCTTCGCTTTCTTCGCCATCAAAATCTGTTTTAAGTTCTGTTATAACTTGTTTCAACATATCAAATGTTGTACCTGCTTCATCATCTTTCTCAAACGCACCTAAACGATCTATGTTTTGCATTGTGTCGTATGAATTAACAATTCGCTCATACATGTATTCATTGGTTAATTCTAATTGCTCGATGTATTCTTGTGCATCTGCTAAGTCACCAGCTAATTTATACGCTCGATAAACAAAGTATGCATTAACAATAATTGATACAAAAAGTAAACTGGATATTATAATCATGATTAATCTAAATTAAATGAACTAAATATATCTGCAATTGCAGTTCCAACTTCAGGATTATTTTCTGATAAGTTTTTTATTGCATTGCTTCTTTGTGTTTTGCTTTTATCTGCTGTAGGTGCTGCAAATTTACCTGACTTCCATCGCTCATATTCAATAATTGATGCCATATGATCTGCATGGTGCAATATTACCGGTAAATTAGTTTTCAATTTAGCTTGAGCTGATCTTGCAACAAAATACGGTTTATTTGCTTCGTCATACAGACCATCATGAATTTTAATTGCTTGGTATTCGTTCCAAGAAACTTTAACCCCATATTCTTGCAACAACCATATAGATAAATCAGGTACCATAGTAAACGGAATATTTGCATTTGTTTTATATAATTTACCTTGGTTTTTACGATGCCAATCTGATGTTTCTACTTGGTATACTTCATTACCCTCACCAGGAAACCCAGCTTTACCTAAGTCGTGATGCATTGCAGCAAACAACAATTCTTCTCTAGTATAACCTGTCATATCAGCTCCTTGAGATGACCAAGTAAAATGCAATGCTTCAGCACATTCCATTACTCGAAGAATATGATCTACATAACCACCAGCAAATGCATTGTGAAAGTGTTCCATGGAAGAAGCTGGCATAAATACCATACGGTCTTCTAACTCATCATACATTCGATTTAATGCATCTTTACGGGTAGGAAATGAGGTATTAACAATTTCTCGATAGCGTTCCCAATTTTCTTTGATTTTTTCTGCTTCTAACATAACTATTTTTTACGTGGTTCTAATACTTTACCTTCGGTCATTCGTTGCACACAAACACTGCATGTAATTGCATCTGCATTAATGTCTACGCGGTCACATACAACATCACAATATTTACATTGCAACTTCTTATAACCTCGAATTGTAGATCTACTTTTTGATTTTTTCGCCATATTATTCGCGGTCGATATAGTATTTTGCTGACTCTAATTTTTGAAGTGCA